GTTGAAAGAACCTGAGCGAAAGGGGAGGTTGTTGGGAGAGTAGCATATATTCTTTGTACATCTGTAAAACAAGTATTGTTGTTAGAGAACTTCAAGGCTTTTACATCTGTAATAAGTTGTGTATGTATTAGGGATTTAGCTTTCATATGTACTTATTATTCTATTTAAGTTAGTCTGAAAATCCTTCAAAACGACAGGAAACGTCTTCTCGAAAGTCCTCATAGCGAATCTGTTCGGGAGGATTCCTCCTCTGTTGGGAGTCTCTCCTGCTCGGACTCTTCCCGTAGAAGGGAAATCTATTGGGAATCCTGCCCACTTCCCACTTCCTTCATGTACTGCAAGAGGATAAGGGAATCCCTTTCTTGTTGCAGTTGTAGTTACTTTGAATCCTCGGTCTTGTAATTCTATTTTAACATGAGAACGAGCATTATTGCTTAAAACAGGAATCTGTCTCATGTATTCGGCTTGAACGTAATAAGCTCCTTTTTTGAGAGATTGAACAACCTCACGAAGAGCAGAAGGATTCACTAGAATCTTCGAGAGTTTCGATTTAATTGTGATTGCGTATGATTTATCCATTCTTTGTTACTCTTGATTGCTTAAAATTATCCGCTCCTACGAGATCAGCGTGAGGAGAAACTCCATTTACTCCGTATGTAACTGAATCAATAGTTATTTGGTCTCCCGCGAGAATATCTACTCCTGAGAGGCAAAACAACTTGAACTCCTTTCCGAACGCTCCTACATTCAATAACTGAGACACGTCATTCACAGGTTGCAATAAACAGGGAACATTAGAATATTTCGTAGTATAAGAGCCGTTAGATTCTGCTGAAGTTACTGTTGCAAGTCTTGAAATTGTCATTGTTTGAACGAGAAGGGTTTCTACTGTACTCATACGTATATCCTCCTGTATGAATTGAGTACGCTTTTATGGTCTGAAAGTCCTCCAGTTTTAGCGAACGATACTGAGAACTCTCCAATTCTCTTGTTAGAGACTTGTCCTTCTCCTTTCGACGCTCCGTTATCCTGATACATCTTCTTCACGACTTCTAAAACGACATACTTCAAATCATCAGGAGCGGTTGAATATCCTCCCTTGTAATCAATCGTTAGCTTGTTTTTATCTGTTGAGACGGCTCTGTAAAACTGTATTATTCCCGTATCAGCGTCAAAATCGTAATCGTCATCATCGACAGTTTCTCCGTCCTCTTTAATCGTAACTGTAGAAATAGGACTGTATTTCGTTCTCATGACGATTGGAAGCCCTTCTTCAATAGAAAGTCCTTCAATTTCGTCTTCATCGAATCCTGAAACGTTTCCTAATAGAATCTCCCCTGTGATAGAGGTTTCGGAGAGCTTGTTATCTAAATATCTTTCTACGGAAGCCTGAGCGAAGTTAATCAAGCCTGATATTAAAGCAACATCAGAACCCGTTGCAACTCCTAGATAAGTCTGTGCCTCAGAAACTGTTATTATAGACATTCGTCTCCCTTAAACAAGTTATTTCTTCTCGCTTTTTACTACAGATTTTTTAGCTTTTTCTGCAATCTTTTTAATAGAAGCTTTTCGGAATGATACAGAATAAACATCTCCCTGCATAGATTCGAAATCTTTGTCTTGAATCTCGAATTTATCTCCTGCCTTGTATCCCTTGCCTTTGTAGGCTACTTCATGCTTTGCAATAACTTCCATAGTTATTCTCGCTAAAATTATTTAGAGGTTATCTCCTCTCAAGAAGAGTCCGCAACGCAGACTCCTCTCTGACAGAAGAAAAATTCTAGTTTGTCTTTAACCAGACTAATCCTGTAGGAAGAACAGCGACATGAGCAGTCCTTCTTGTGACTCTCAAAGCCATCATATCCTTTTCACCTAGATTATCTGACCCAACAGTTCCTTCCTCGAGTAACTTAACTTTCAAGCCTCTTCTTTCACCGATTACGAAGTGTTTCTTCAAGTTTCCAAGAAGAACAAACTTAGTTCCAGTTGCAGTTGTAGAAGGCATATGAGGACATAAAACAACTTCTTTGCCCCATGCTCTTCTAATAGGCTCACCTTGAGCACCAGTAGCGTTCATGTAAGTTCCTGCTGTAGAAGCCTTTGTCTGTAATAGATAGTTCCAAACGATTGGAGCCATGTAGTACTTTGTATCTGGATCGTCAGCTTCATCAATATCGATAGTTCTCAAGTCGTTAAGCATATTTGCAAGGTCGTCCCATTGAACATTTGCGAACCCAGTTCCAGTTATTAAAGCTCTAACTGTAGAACCAGGAACCTGTCTCAAACCTTCAGAACCTGAAGTTGTGTCATCGACGAAGTTATATTGCTCAACTTTGTTCAAAGCTCTTGAGATTCTCTGAGCTAGTAAGTCCATGAAAGGAACTTCAGAATCCTCACCCAACTCTTCAGAGAATGCAGTAATTGCACCATACTTCTGAGCTGTTAAAACAGGCTCTGCAAATGCAGGGTCTGAAGCGGTGATCTGAGACTTCTCACTTGTTTTGTATCCAATAGGCTCTGTTGTCAAAGAATTGAGTTCCTTTGTTAAAGAGTTCATTGGGATTACAAGGGAGTTATCCTTAATCTGAGTATAACCACTATTGAAAGCATAAACCTTTGCTTCAAATTCAGCAGGAACCAAATATCCACCCTCTGAACCAGTAGCTTCACCCAAAGCTTTATTGCCAGAGACTCTCTCTTGAGCTATCTCTTTCAATGTAGCTTTGTCGCCATCAACCAATGCTTTGAAGAACTTTACAGTCTTCTCTGCGTCTTTGATTGCTTTCTCCTCGTTAGAAAGATTGAATTTCTTCTCTCTTCTTTCCTTAGCTTCTGCAATCTTTACTGACATTTCCTCGACAATAGACTTTAGTTCGTCTTTTGTTACGAATTGAGCTTCAGTTTCCTTCATCTCTTCTTTTTTTATTTCTTTCTTATCCATGTGTGTATAAATTAACACTTATATTAAATAGCCTCGCTTTGTCTCACTAAATTTTGCTCACCATTTCGCTGAAAGCCTCTAGGACTTCTTTTCGAGTTACGAAAGGAGCGTCTTTCGTTTCTTCTGGAGTTGGGGTTTCCTTCTCCTCAGCTAAATCTTTAACAATCTCGAAAACATTTTTAATATCTTCGAGTTCAGAGCCTGTCTTTTCATAGTGTATCATATTCACGAAATCTTTGGAAAGGAATGTATCCCTATATGCTTTTGCTCTTACTCTGAGGTCTTCATACTTCCCGAGCTTTTTGTATAATTCTTCTGAAAGTTTTTCATCAGCTTCTTTTAAGCTCTTTTCACGAACTTGGGCTTCTGTATTAGCAGGAACATTTACAAAACTCGTTTCTAAAAGCTCCCAAATCGTAACTGTGCTATTCTCGTAATCATAATCGTTAATCATAAATCCAACAGATAGGGTCTTGAGGATTCCCTGTTTAACCATTCTTCTACAATATTGTGCCTTTGGGTGATCTGCGAACTCGACGATTCCCGTTATCATAGGGATTCCGTCTGCGTCCGTTGTCTTCTCAATATCGACTAACCTTCCCATAATATCCTCAACATCTCCTGAGTTCATTCTATGACCCCACAAGACAATAGGATTCTTTCTATAATTATCTAAATTACAACCTGCGACTGATAATACTTCTCCGTCTCTATCGACGACTTGCTTTGTGATTACAACTTTGATTGGTCCTTCTGCATTTGGGTCTGAAAGAACCTTCATTTCTACGAAGGACTGTGATTTCTTTCCGATAAGTTCCTTCTTCTCTTCTGGAGTAGGGACTTCTTTCTTTTCTAATTCCTTAGCCTTGGTCTCGACTTCAGCTTTCTCTTTTTTCATATATAAATATATAAACTTATCTTAAATAATTATTTCACTACTTTCTCCGAAACGCAACACCTCTTACATATTCACAATTGGAAGAGCTACACATCTACATCCGATAGCATTCTTTCCTGACACCGAATATCCGTTCCAACCCATTCTAGGAGCGTCTAAAAGCTCTCCTTCCACTACGAAAGGCTCGTCAATTCCTATCTCGATTGAAGGAAGAATGTTCTCTTCTCTATGCCACTCTCTGACGAATTTATCTCTCGAGGATAGCCATGCTTTCCTTGGGACTACTCCTGAGCTTCGATAATTACTCATCATCGCGTCGCTCATAATCGTTCCGACTTCTGTTCTTGCGAATAATTCCGCTCGGCTTTGTGCATTCTCTCCAGCGTTTGCCCAATGTTCAAACTTCGCTTCCAACTGTTCTGCAAGTTGTGTCTCCGTCCAACCTTCTTCCACCGCTCTCATAATCAAGTCTGTTACTTTCTTTCGTGTAGTTTTATTGATTTCCTGTGCGAACTTCAAGAGTCTATCGTTTATGAGTTTTTCAGCCTCAAGTCCAATCTCTGTTGAAAGTCCTGTAAGAGAAGAAGCGTCTCTCCATGCGTAAATCATAACCTCCTCGAATATATCTCGATAGGTTTCTACAGTAAGAGCTTCTTCCTTTGCCCAGTCTATGGAGTAATTGATAGTTATTGATTTCTTTGGGAGTCCGAGTCCTTCAATAATTCTTTTGCCTTGGTCTTTAAGAAATGTGCGAGACAAGTCTGCGAACCTTGCCTCCCTTTCTTCAAACTTCTCTGCAAAAACTTCTTTAAGCTCATCTTTGCTCCTTTCCCTGATCGTAGCGAGACTTTCCGCGACTAACTTCTGAGAATAAGGACTCTTTGCAAATTTCAATTTCGTTTCTAAATAAGATACTTCCTTTTTGGGCTCTTCCTCAGGCTCTTCTTCGGGTTTCTCCTCCTCAGGCTTCTCTTCTTCTCCTACGGGAGGAGTAAGTTGTATTACATTTCTCTTCTTAAATATTTCTCCTTCGTCTCCTAGAGCTTCATATCCGTTCATTTCTCTAGCCTCATTAAGCGTAATAATTTCTCCCGAGTATAATTTTTCAGATACTTCAGCCATTTCTTTTTTATCGTTTTCTACAGGATTTTCTGGGAGAGAGAATATTCTCTTGTATTTCTCAACCCCGAGATAATACTTCGGGATAATCTGCGAATTAACAACTTCTGACTCTGAAATCAATTTCGGTTTAAGAGTGTATCTTTGATAAACCTTCTGAGCTTCTGAAGAATTGGTGAAAGTAGAGTCGGTTAATCCTACGAGAGGCTTTGGAACTCCATGGAATGAAAGTATCTCATCTCTCATCTCTCGGATTCCTTCTACATATTGTAGGTCTCTTTGATTTTCGGTCAATTTCAAGAAGCTTACGGCTCTATTCATGAAAGCCATCTTTCCCGCATTCCTTACTTTTCCATATTTCGCTTTGAACTTCTTCTCGAAAGCCTTCACTTCATCAGCACTTGCGTCCTCTAGCGTAATAATCCCTTCAGGTCGAGACATATTTCCGAATACATTCATGTTGAACTTCTCCGCTAATTCCCATGTGTTATGAGGAAGCCTCGAAGCCTGTAAGACCGAGTAACCTGTAAGCCAGTTCTGAGGATTAGGTTGTTTGAATACGATTATATCTTCTAACTCAATTCTATGGTCTGAACCCGAAGCGTCAGTATAAATATAATGGTCGGGGAGTCCTCTCCCGTTCGTAGATACTCTAACCCTCGTAGGATCTAAAACATAGAACTCAAATCGGTGTCCTTTTACGTCTGAATTAAAAATTGCCCAAAATGCCGTTCCTGTGAGCGAAAGATGAAGCTCTTTGAGTAATCTAGCTTCGTATAAATGCATAAAAGGATTAAAGAACTCTAAATCTGTTGCAAGCTGATTCCCGTCGTCAGCAAATACTTCGTGATAATCGTCTCTCTTTCCTTCATAGAAACGGATAGGATAGGAGGCGACGGATTGAGCATTGATGAGACTCGCTCTGTATGCCCAACCAAAATATTGCTCAAAGTAATTCGTCTGCTTTGTGAGATATGTGAAATCGTCCCAATTCTGTGATCTTGTTACAGAAAAGGAAGGCTCTTTTGTTGCAAGAGCTTTTCTGAGGTTGTCTAATAAGCTCATCTTTCCCTTAGTTATAATTTATTGGTGCTCGCCGTCTCTTTCAATCTCTATATTATCATACTTTTATTTAAGAAAAAGCAAACGCAAACGGATTACTATTCTTTATCCCATGCCATGCTAATCCTAGAGCCATTACAATATCATCATGGAATCCTTCTGGAGCGGAATAAGTAATATTTCCCGCCCTCGTCATATTGAATTCAAACAGCTCTAATTCATCTTTCATTTCCTGATTATCTGGAAGAGTTATCTCTGTATTCTCTATCGCTACGGAGAGATTCTGAACGAGTTCTGCTTTAGACGGGTTGGTGAACTTGAAAGGAGTTACTTTCAATCCCGCATGAACTAGGTCATCATAAATCGAGTCTCCGTTCCCCGTAGAGTCTAAAAATATTTCTCCATTATTCCATTTCTTCGTCTTCTCGAAGATTCTCTTCTTCTGAAAAACCCAATCTAACTGATTGAACCTGTCTATCTCGACAATCTCCTTCGTTTTTGTATCGATTACAGCAATGACTGTGAAATCTACGTGCTTTGCAAGGTCTATTCCTAGAATGTATGTTCTTCCTTTGATAGGCTCTTGGTGAATATCCTTTTTAATACACCCTGTTAATCCTCGGAAGACTGCTCCTGCGTCGTCTAAAAACTCAGCCATATACTCTTGAGAGAAGGAGAGTTCGTCCGTAGTCTTCTTCAGCTCCTCAATCTCATTAGGCTTGAAGTTAGGAGAATCATAGCAAGTGTATCTATACGTTGCCCATTCCTTCGAATTTAATCTATCAAATCCCCTTGTACATAGCTTATGAAAAGTATTCTTTCCCTTTGGAGTTCCGATGAGCTTAACCTTGCAATCTTCGTCCTTCACCATAGGTCGAATAGTCTTATCCCAAAGATTCGCATTTCTAAAAACGATTCCCGCTTCATTCACCACTCCTCTTTTGTATCCGAATCCTTCGAGACGCTCTGGGAACTGTGCCGAGCCGTAGTCGATATAACTCCCGTTCGGGAGAGTGAAAGTAAATTTCCTCGCACTCCAATCGCACCTATTAAATAATTCGTCCCCGAGAATTGCTCTATTGTATCGAAAGACATATTTCTCAATATTCACCTGTCTTGTATCCACCCATAACATAGGAAGCCTCGGAATCAGAAGTCCTTCTCGTAATAACCACATTTTCGTATTATACGTCTTCCCGCTTCTCCTACTCGCAGGAATGCAAGTATAGTGTGCTTGATCTCTGAGGGCAGGAAGAAGAAACTCGTAAAAGTCCCAGTTTAATTCAATCGTTCTTCCTTCGTCCATTTATTTCTTCTTATTGAAGTTATCCTTAACGACTACTGTTATATTTCCTGTATTCTCATTCTCCACCTTCGTAGCAAATTCTGAACGTCTTTTTCTCTCGAGATACTTCAGGGATAATTCAGGGTCTGTCTTGAGAGCCTTCACCACAGATTCTCTAGCAATTAAAACAGGCTTCTCTCGGAGTCTATTGAATTTCTCCAATAGTTTAGGATTCTTTTCTATCCATATGTAATAAGTGGCACTCGATATATCTGCGTAATAACAAGCTTCTCCTACTGTCGCGTCTAATGCGAAAGCCTCT